TCCCACTCGTTCAGCAGTTCATTGGATGTAGTTACCATGCAATAGATTAATTCTGCCTTAGGTTTGTCATACAAAGCCATGTAAGCACGAAGCTGCCACTCATACTTTGATTCATATCCTTCCTCAGCAAGAGCAGGGAATGTTTCCAATGACCAGGATGTTTTCACATCGATGATAAGGTCATCAGTTACGATGTCAGCTTCACCGGTCATGTACTCATCCACTATTCGAACAGTGTTCTTGACGTATGCCTCAAATCTAACGGTATTAAGTAGGTCAATTGAATCCTGCTCTTGCATCAATCCCTTTTGAATATACTTGGAATTGATTTCACTGCGGTATCCGTAGAAGTCCTCCTTTGCTTTTGTCTTAATATAGGTCTTTGCCCCTACGGATAGTATCTCTGATTTGCTTTTCGGTGAAGTCATTAAACTACCGATGGAGGATGGATGCCACTTCATACTTCAAGAGCTTTAAGTTGTACCTCAGTCAATGTCCATTTCTCAATCAATTGCTCTTTGGTGTACTTACCTGCCTGAATGGATGCCACTGCGGATTCAAATCTCGCATTGTCAAGAGCAGGTTTAACGGGATTGACTGCAATCGATGCTGCCTTTCCATCATCATCCACTGCTTGAAGGGAGAGAAGTGACTGCAATGTACCTCTTCGGAAGTAAGTCACTGCACTCAACACCTTTTGTGGATCAGTAATAATCGGTAAAGTCATGAATGATTCAACCATCTCACCTGAATCGATGTCGATGATTCGAGTCACCACATCATTTCCAACTATTGGCTGAAGTAGAATCAATCCATTCTCCAATAGAATTGGCTCGACTGCGGTGAGCAGTGCATTGATGTCAGCATATGACTTTTTGAAATGTGGATTCGTAGCATTCTTTGCTACCTTTCCAATCTGCTGCTTAGCAGTGTGCAATTTTTGGTACAGTGTTGCGACTGTTTTTTCTTGTTTTTCCATTTGTTAGCGTGTTAATTTTCAATAAAGATAGTTATTTATTTTAATTCGGCAATAAAGTTATCATAAAATTCAATGAAATCATCAAAGGTCCTTGAGATATAGTACACTCCTCCAGCATCTTCAATCATTTGTTGGTAAACTTTCTGCACTTCAGATTGCCTATCCTTCCCATACTTCACTTCAATCTTAACTGACCTTCCTCTGATGGTTGCCGAGATATCTGCGGAACCTGGTGTTCCCGTTCCCTTTGTCCATTGTCCTCCCATTGCTACTCCATCAGTACGGTACTTTTTGCGATACACTCCCATCGTGTTGATTCTCTCTGCTTGGCATCCACTCATCTGAAGGAATCCACATATGGATTTGGTGAGTGCATTCGCTGAGTTATCCTGCCAATTGGTGAGGAAGCTATCCACATACGGAAGATTCGGATACTTTGCTCGTGTGAGAGCTCTCTCAAGTTCCTTGATTCGTTCTTTGTTTTGTTTGGTCATGGTTTATCTTCTAAATTGTATATAAATTGTACTATCCCTCTGAATGTCCAAGTTGCTAAAACATTGTCTTCATAGGTAGTTGTAATTCTCTCATCCCATATTGGAAGGTCTGATTTGTTTTTAAATTTTTCCTCAAGATAATTGTGTAAAATGTCCCTTGCTAATTCCTTTGTCATATCTTTTCTATTGCTTGTTTTGATTCTCTTAATAGTTCCAATGTCTTATCATCTCCAATTATTTCAACTACTTTACCAATAAATAATTGCTTTTCAAGTTTTTGTTTTCTCTCCATTTCTTTTGCTTGTTCAAGAACATTAGATAATTCATTTAGCATTTGATAAATTGATATATTTCCTTTTGTTTTTTGTATTTCTAATTTCATTGCTTGTTCAGCATAAAATTCTACCGCTGATTGTTTCATATCTCCTTTGCTTTATCGTTTAACTCATCCCAAATGTCATCGGGATCACTTGGTGTTTTATCGGTCCTTCCGAATTCAATCCATCTTCTATTGTTTGTTTTATTCTCATCAATCTTATATCCATGATAATGACCAAATATACTCAACCATTGAGAGAATTTCTTTTTGCTCAGTTTAGCATAATCGGTGTACTCACTAATAAATGATTCATGAAGCTCATCTTTGTACAACCTCACATTGAGAGGAAGGTTTCCATCACCCGACCAATCGTAAAACTCAAAGCAAGTTTCCTTGATGAATTTACGCACATCCAGGTTGGTGAACTCATGAGATACCAATCCATACTTAAGGTAATATTGGCAGCATTGAATCATGAAGTTGTCAAAGATTACCCACTCCTGGTCATTCCAATCATCAAACAACATATGACCGAACTCATCCAATGGTGATCGTGTGTGACCAAAATAGTTACTCATCTCCACTTCGAACTTCCTTCTCTCAAATGAGCCACCCACTCCACCAATTGTGTAGTTGGTTGTGATAATGATTTTCGGTGATTTGTTTACCGGTATTTTGATGGCATCCTGCCCTTTGTACTCCAATGTGATTCCCTCAGTAATCAATGAGAAGAGATTCTCAAAGTTGAAGTTCTTTTTCACATCATCAAACACCAAGAGCTGCGTATCGGTTGACACTGTTTGATATGGAAATCCTTTGGTGAATTCAAATGTCTTTCCATCGATTGAAGCTACCTTTTTTAACTTAGCCAATGCATTCCAAAACAATCCCTTTCCACTTCCTCCATTCGGATTCTCTGAGATGGTTTCATCGTTGAATATGATTGCCTTATTACTCGCTGAGGTCTTATATGAATGCATCAAGTATCCAATCACTGACTTGAATGAGTTGTACTTCGCTGAATCTTTACCACTTACCAACCAAAGGAATGTTCTAAACTCACTTTTATGGTGATCACTTGCGATATATTCCCGGTCAATTATCTGCCTCTTCCATACATATCCATCCAAGTCAATGTATTCATGCTTGAATATGCCTTGCTTGGTAATTTCAACCGCACAATTGCGATAATATAAATAACACTTATCCGCAGTATCTTCCATCATCTCAACTTGAGCACTGTCCAACATGGAAAGGAATTCAGATGTGAAGTATTTGGTTGCACCTGCCATCAAATCATACGGTTGGAATCCAATCTCCTCCCTCGACAATAGAGAGCTGAGGGTGAAATCCTTGATTCTCTTCTCATTTGTTTCCTCAATTAGATTCTGCTCCTTCTTAATGAATGAGTAAGTATTGGAATCAGCAGGAAAGTATTTGAAAAAGTTGTTTTGTTGGAGCCAAAATTTGTACTGATGGATGCTCAGCTGAATTCGATTCTGATTGTTGTAAGTCCAAAAGTCCTCGATGTTCCCCGTTTCTTTGATTGCATCAACGCACTTCTCAACTTCATCTTGAGTAAACTCCGGAAGTATCTTGATGATATCATTGGTCTTTTTACCTGCTCGGATGTGTTTCTCAATCTTTGCCCTTGAGGTATTATCTTCAAAGTACCTGGTCCCGAATTGAGAGGTCTTGGAATATGCTGATTTGATTATCTTTCGAATCTCGTTATCCTTTCCGCCTTCATCAAATTTCAGCATCACATTCTCGCATTCAGTTTTCTGAATTCCAAAGTCATTGAATGCAGCTGCAAGTTTAAATAGGTTATTATTCTTCTCACCTGGTATCATTCCATACTTCCGTTCCCACCATTTCATCAAGTTATCAATGATACGGTTGTCGGACTTGATTGGAATCATCACATCCATCGAACCGATTTCCTCAATCTCCGGCTCCTCAAGTTGAGTCCATATGATTGAGTCATGGTTGATATAAATATTTGGATCGTAACTCTCAAAACAAAAGCGGTCAAGATTACTCCCTGAGCTATCCCAATAGTCCGAATCAAAGTAAGTTCTCAAGGCATCAAAATACCCTTTGAAATCTCCCTCAGTTGGAATCTTGACCAATGCCTTCACTCCTTTTCCACTTGGTGATATCCATGCACTGAAAACAAAGTTGTTGAACATTAAAGAATCCTTGAATTGAATTGCCTCAGCAGTATGGCTCATGTTATCGAAGTCCAAAACCATCAATCCGGACCTTTGTTCGATACCTTTCACTGACCTACTCTTGAAAGTTCCATTGAAACAAACACCAGGAAGCTGATTCTTGAATGGTTTCTGCTCATCCTTCGTGGAACAAGCTCTGATTTGTTCAACCAATTCTTTTGACTTACCATCTCGAATTCTTTCGAGGCAATAGAGAGCTGATTTGTTGAATGGATTTGTGGTATCCGTTACCTTCTTAAAAATTGATACGATCATAATACTGTTTTAATTCACTGTTAAAAAAAAAGAGGGGGAAAGGAACAGTGAAAACCTTTTAAGTGGATGCCTCCGACAACCCCTCAACAAAGATAGTAATTTATTCCATTACTCATCAAAATACACTTTATTTTCAATTAGTACCTCAATGTGTACCTAAATGTGTACCTACTAAAATTCAATGTTTACTGGTGTTTCAGCGGTTTTGGTACACATTTTCACGTTTTTTTGGTATTTTTTCAAAATATTTATTTTCACAATTCTCAAAATAAATAAATATATATAAGTATATGAGGAAAAATGTGTACCAAAGTACCTATTTTATTGCTTAACTGATAACAATTCCTCATATTCATTCCTCAGCACTCTTCTTTTGATTGCTTTGAGCTGATTATACGACTTGCACTTGAGGATATCATCTCTTAAATATCTGCAATATTTCACATCTGCGGTCCCCATCAGCTCATCGATATCATCTTGGATGACCGTTGTATAATATAAGTCACCGCTTTCAATCGACCAATGATGTTGCTTGATGTTATGGATGACCGTTGCATGATCACGATTGAACATCTCACCCACCACTTTGAATGGCATATTCAATGCCCGGAGTGATGTCATCAGATACCTCCTCCTCATGTTATTGACTTGCTTTCTATTCTTGGTATCCAATCCATCTCGTTGGATGATGTGTTTGATTGCTTTTATTTTATCTTGCTTGTTCATCTTCTGCGTTTTGTAGCCATTGTCTGAAGGCCATTTGTATATCCATTTGCTGATTCCATATTTCAATTCCTGCATCATCAAGGAATTTTTTATCTGATTTGCGTATCTCATCCAAGAGATGATTGGCTCTCATCTTGATTGCTTTGGTGAATATCTTCTCATCATTCATGTCCTCAATAAAGTCACCAAGTACCGGAAGGATTCCAACAATTGCGATTAGTTTGGTTGATAGTTTCATTTGATAAAGTATTTTTTATTAATATCCTTCTCCACTTGGTATCCGAGTTGTTCATACATCTTGAGGTATCGGTATACTGATCGTTCACCGATTTGAAGATATCTGCTCATCGTGTGGATGTGTCGAGGTTTATCCTTCAGGAATTCAATGAGCTTGATTACTCTCATGATTCGATGCTGATTCATACCGGCTCAACTTTAAACTTTCCAACAATACACAACCCTTGATTCAAGAGCTCCGATTTTTTCCAATAGCACAATGCTTTGGATGGGAAGGTCCAGGATTGGATGACTGAACTTCCCGAATAGTAACTTAGCTTATACATAGCGACACTAATTTAATAATGATTAACACTCCTGCGATACCGAAGCTCAACGCAATACCAAGCATTGAGGCCTCATAATTTTCTTTTCTTTTGTAGCTCATAGCTTTTCGATTTCGTTTTTCACGTCATTCCAATAATTAATCCCAACTTGATTATTTCCCCAGCAAAGATTTTGAATTTGCTCAACCGCAATCAATGCACATTGTTTGGCAGTAATTTTGTGCCACCATCCATTGAAAATTTTGTGCGTTTTAATTTTTAAATACTTTAATACTAACTCTTCTGCTTTTTCTTTTGGTGTCATAGCTTTTCATTAAATTTTATTTCACAAATTCTTTTGTACAGTTCCTCATTGAATGTACCTCTGATGTGTTCGTGTGATGACTTGGTTGTCCAAAACCTTTTCATCCTTTGCAATCTAAATACCATATTCTTCCCAATCAATTTCATCGTTATCATTCCCCCAAGTGTACTCACTTAGGAACTCATACTCATCCATCATGCAGTCAAGCATCGACATCATCCATTCCTTATATCCTGGACCGAACTCCATGACGTGCTCACCTTCCAAATCATCGGTATACCATACGCCACTTTTGACATTGATATCAATATCATATTTGCAGGTTTCATAATCATAATTATTCTTCCACCAATCAATATGAACTCGGAAGTATACGGTGCCAATTTTATAATGAGCATCCATTGAGTGGTGATCCACATCCATGAAGTCCAAATCAATTCTTTTTATTTCTTTAAGCCAATTCATTTCGCTGAGTTTTTAGTGATTAGTTCCCCATACTTTTCTAATACGGGTGATTGAACGTGTTTTGCTTCGATTTGCGGAGCTTTCGGTGAACTTGCATAGTTTGGTTGCGTTGCTACAAAGTAAAGCATCACAGTCCAAAATAAAGTGAATGCAATTGCACCTCCAAGGATGTCCTTTTGTGAGTCGTTTAATTTTAACATATACCTCTAAGTTTACATACTAGTTTATTAACAGCTGACCATCTTGCAATTTGCATATCCGTAATTGGATCATGCATTCCAAGTTTATCAATGCATTCCATCATTTCTTTCCATAATTGCTTTTCCTCTGCAATCATAATTTTAATCATTTCTTGTTTTTTCATAGCGGTGTTTTTTAAATTTATACTGCGAATATCGGAATAAGTTTCACAACTGCAAAACTTTTTCAACTTTTTTTTCAGTTTTCAACAAAATAAATTGTGAATGCTATACCCGATAAGGTGCAAAAACATATAATGGAGGCGAAATCCACTTAATTTATACCCGATTGCGTATAATTTGCGTATGTATTTTTTCCAATAAATCGAAATAGTGGCAAATGTTTGTCAACTTAAATGTCCCATAAACTTGATAAATTTGGGACAAGAATGTCGCAAATATCTGCTAAATATGCGACACAAATACTTGCTAAATATGTGACAGGTGCTACAAAAAAAGAGGTACCGTTTCCGATACCCCCTCTTTTGTTTTCACACGCTATGAATGAAGCACAAATATATTAAAATAAATGGGAAATCCTGCATACTTGACCGAATTCTTTGTGGTGAAGAAAACCTTCAACCGCTTGAGGGGAATGTTGGTATCCTTTTATGTGGTGCCATGAGTCAGTACCGGAAGGTGATCGTAATGATTCAACAGTCACTCCGATGTAATCTTTGGATGTCTTATGGTGAACGTGGTGAGTGTACACATATCGATGCTTTGATAAGCTCCATTCATTAGGGAACTCGGTTGCCATCAATAAAGGTAAGTCACCATGCTTTGCTCCATCTCCATGAGTGGTGCCAATTAGATTCTTGCCATATAGAAAACCTTTGCGATGGGAGATGCTGCAATCAAAAGTAATATTATCAGAATCTTTGAACCAGGTTTGAATCACATCTGCCAAAAAGAATCCATGAGTGTAATCGTGATTACTTGGATTGAATGTGAAATGCACATCCGCAACCGATAATAAGGTTTCAAGGATATCAACGTACAATCTTTTGGCAATTAGAAAATTTGAGTACCACATCCCATCAGTATCCTGTGGTGTTCCTCCGGTTGTTGTTCTCCTCGGTGTATCAATGTGGAGGATGTCATTCCCTCCAATAAATAATATTTTATCAATATTGAATCCGGTACACTTGTCAAGTATTCCTTGCACCCCTTCCTTCACTCTTTGTACTGCGATTTGATTGTTGTATGTTTCACCTGTTTCAAACGCATCGCATAATTTTCCGATGTGAATATCCGCAGGATCTATAACCAATAAATGTCCTTCAGTTGATGGATTTCGGAAGATGGTTGGATATTGAGGTTTGAATTCCTTGATGTCCTGGATGATTGATTCCTGAAGTTCTTTGTAGTTTGTTTCCTCGGATTCTTTAAAATTTGGATTCTTAAAGAAAAGTGATGCGTGTTTGTTTTTAATCCATCCATGTTTGACATCCTTATCATCTAATCCTAATCCGTTTGATTCAAGTTTAATTGCCCTGTAAGATTCTAAAATTTCAATCTCATCTTCTTGTAATCTGAATCTCGTTTGTTTATTCATCTGAATAGTTTAGTGAGAAGTTGTAACCTACCTCTGAAGGTTTCACTCAAGGTCAATCTAACAAGGAACCCTATAATGAACGCCAATATTACAATAAACCAATTGATTTTTCTCTTTGTGATGTACTTATTTTGATACTTTACCTTTTGAGCTTCCGCCTTGATGTACTTTGTTTTGTACTTATACTCAATCTTTTTCTCCCATCTCGTCTTGGGGATGTACTGAGTACGCCACATGATAACGGTATCTTTTTGTGTGATGTATTTCTCCCACACAATTTCATTATTCACGATTACCGGGAATGAATCAACCGATGTGATTTGGATGGTATCGGATACCTGCTCACATTTGTATCCTTTTTTGATTGCTTTATTCAGATGGTGTTCTGCTGAACATGATACCAGGAGGATGCTAAAAATTAATGTACTTAGTTTTCCCATTTTGCTTGATTGCTTTAAGGACTTGTTTGCGATTTCTTGCTTTACTGTATGAAACGTGTACCCAACTTGGCTCTTTATCAGTTCCAAATTCCCAAATCAATTGGTCGAAGATTAGGTTGTCTTTGATGAAATGGAATCCCTTACTTCCGATGTGTAAATCCATTGCCTCACCTAAACAATGTTGTGACGTTTTAGAGCCACCACACGCACGATTGGTTGCGATGCTTCTATATCCGCTATTGATTCGAATTGGCTCTCCCATATAAGCTCTCAATGGCTCGAATACCTTCTCACACAATAACTTCGCACGTTCAATTTCGAACTCATTCATCTTGTTAAGGATTGAATGGTTGGTTGCAGTACCTGATGCTTCGAATTCTGCGAGTGTAACGTGCTTACTTAAATTCATCCAAGTTGGTTTTGGTCCTGGTGATAAACTTGCGAAGAGCTGAGAGGACATTCTTACCGGTCACACTCTCATATGATTCGTTGATTGACTTGACCTCCACCATCACACAAAAGAATGCAAATACTTTGGTCATGATTAGCTCAATAGAGATGAATTGTGCGATGATATCTCCTGCGATGTACTTCTCAATGAGAAAAGTGAACATGATTGCACCTCCGTAAAGTAGTGACTTGGAAATTGTGTCTGATAATCTGCGAGATTGGAACGCTTTCCATCCTCCCTTTTTTACTGATCGCCAAATGCCGAAGCAGGTATCAATGAAGATGGCTAACATTGCCAAGTATATCATTGGCATCACCGGTGAAAGCACTGCCCAAAAAGATGCAAGTAATACCAATACATTCTGCCTCATAATACCAAGATTTGATTGTTATATCCGTTATCGGTTGGATATCCACAAGTCCACACTCCATTCATGAAGCAATTACCCACGCACATATGACAATCAATCTGAGGTCGTAAATCCGTATCACGATTTTCATGACTTGTGAAGATAGGAAATTCCGCTTTGTTCTTTACCAGGTAGCGAATCAATCGCATCTCAAAGAATGATGCCTTTTGTGCATAATGTTCCATACCAAATGCGACATCTGAACGTGATACACTTGATGAGTTATCACCAAATTGTTGTTGTAGGCCTTTATTCTTGAGTTGGTAAGTCAACCCGAAGATTGCATCCTCTGCTGAACGCCATGCCACAACCGGTTGAATGAACAAAACAAGAGCTTCTTCCTCCGGTGTTAATGTTTGGTCATTGTATGCCTCAAGTAAGTGATCATAAAAGACAGTCCCAAGAATAGGCATCACTCTCAATTGTGCTTGAGTTGCAATGTATGGTGTCACATCAGTCACATCCACATTGGCAGTGATTGGTGTATTCGTTTTGAGATAAGTTTCGGTGATAAAATACAACATTATGCTTGAGGTGTTTGTGGTTGATTACTTGCAATTGCATCACCGCCTTCAATCGGAGGTAACGATGCAAGAGCTCTCACTTCGTTTGGTGTCATGGTATCCAATACTTTTGTCGCAACCAATGGACTCATGGCATTCAATGCATCTTGAGTTTTGGATGCATCACCTTCCACCTCAACGATTGTTTCATTGATGATTTGGAAGTTGTTGATTCTGAAATCTGCATTGATTTTTGCGATTCGAAGTATCTCATTGAAGATATCAGATACCTGCTCTCTCAATGGCATCACGACATTTTTCTCAAAGATAACATATGCTTGTTTGATATCACTACCGCTTCCAAGTGAGCCGGTTGTTCTAACTCCCATCAGTATCGGATCTATTGTATGAGCAAAACAAATCTGCTCAGTATTCAACCCCGATGCTTCCTGGAATAGTTTATCATTTTGATTGGTTGGAATGCTTTCAATCTTTGGCAATTGGTCCTGTGAATTAGCAAAGAACGCAACCGCTTTTCCTGCATTCGCTGCTCCCTTCATTTTGTCCATTGTGGAACGAAGGACATTCTTCTCTTCTTCCGATTGTGGTCGTTTCGGGAACATCATCGCAAAGGATGGGAATACACTGTTCTGAATATTGGATTTTGCGAAGTAACTTAATTCGCCCGAAAGATATGCAAAATTAAGTGCCGAACTGTATTTTGGCAGCGGATACCAATCTTGACCTAAACACTCAACCTCATATACAAATAACTGACAACGGTCTGAAGAGGTTGGATGATATCGCTTGATGTCACGAACATCGATTCTTGATGCCCAATCATCACAAATAAAATAATCTTGCGGATCTCTTCCTCTTCTCACTTTGTCAGGAGATACATTCTCCATGCGAGTGAGCTTCATTTTTTCATCAAAGTACAATTTGAAATAAACACGATTGTGTACAATCAATTGCTCAGTTGTGATTCGAACTGTCTTTTTGAGGTGAGATTTCTTTTCAAATGTATATAAATCAAGTAGCTCTTGAGGAGTTGAGGTTGTTGCTCTCAATTCAATCCCTCCTCCAATTACTGCATTGGTTTTATAATCCACAATTGAACCATGAAGTGGTGATGAATATACCAATTGGTTTAAAACGCTTGGAAAAAGATTCGCTTCTCCGAATGGAATCCACCCACTCGTTTGATGCCTCCCATTCACATATGGAAGAGATAAATTCCCCGAACCTATTCTTCCGAATGGTGTACTGAAGGACTGATATCCTTCCACCACTTCAGGTGATTGTTGTTTTGTTGTTCTAAATCGGTCGTACCAAGCCATGTTTAATCGTAGATTGAGTTTTGTATTGCACCACTTACAACCATTCTGCCCTCTTCAATGACCACTCCGGTCGTATCCTGGATAGATGTTGGTGGAATTGTTGATTCATACACTTGATATCGGTATTGTCCTTTGACCAAAATCACATCAACCGGCTCATCCAAGAGGAACATATTAAATCTTTCCTTCCAAGTGGAGATATCAGCGGTGGTGAATAGGATTGGAGTGTCGGTTGTATCCATTTCATTCTCAAAAACGAACAAATAATACGGATTTGAAAGAGTGCTCACCTCAGTTAGAGTCAGCACAATTGAATTAACCTCACCTTTATCAATGTAAATCATACTTATATATTAAGTCGAACTCAAAAAATGTTCACAAAAAAAGCCACCCGATGTGGATGGCTCTCTTTTTTCTAGATAATGATTAAGCAATCACATCCAATACTGCTGGCTCAGTTACCTCGTATGCAAGGAAGTCATTCTCTGCGATCAATGTCACTGAGTATTTGCTACCATCTGCACGAGCTGTACCCGAACCTTCACCAACTGCACTCAATTGCAAGTATGGGAAGTACCAATATTTACCATTCGCATCCAAGATGATTGCGTTCAGGTATTGTTGTCCTGCACCAAGCACTTTGATCGCTTGTGACTTAGATTGGTCACGACGGTGGAACATCAAGCTGATTGTTGCAGTTACATATGAGCTACCATTGACAAGGTCAATCGCTGCATCCTCGGTGTAACTTCCGGTATTTCTGCGGATTTCAAATTCAGTGTATAAATCACCACCAACGATCAAGTTGATTGTATCGATTGTCCAAGTGTTTGGTGCATCTGCGAATTCGATGCTATCGATATTATCTTGTTGGTTGATATATACCTTGAAAATCCCACCACTGTTATTGTCGCACGACTTAACTATGGATTCTAAATTTTCACAAGCCATTTTTGTTTGTTTTAAATATTGAAAAATAGAGGGGAGTATTTCATCCCCTCAAGGATATTTTGTTAATTACGCAGCAGAGTTGTAGAATACAATCTCAGCACCATTAACGTGAGTGAATCCAACTTTCATGTTAGCACGAGTACGGATAACCGGCTCAGCAACTGTATCAGCTAAGTTGATAGCTCTCAACGCTTTACCATCTCCTTCAGCATCGAAAGAATAGATAAGATTTCCTTTCAACGTAGCGACAATTTTGGAAGTTGTTCCCATTCCTGGACACAATACCATCTTGATACCTAAGTAAGAGAAATCTAATGCTTGAGTCAAGTTGGCTTGAGTATTCGCAGCAGCAACCGCAGCACGATAAGCAGTAGCTACCGGTGTAGATACATAGATTCTCAAATCCTCTTGGTTAGCGATAACCGCAGCAGGGATTGCAGCGTATACCAATGCCAATTTAGCAAGTACATTTGAAGGAGTGATTGCAATTGGAGAAGCGATATCAATCACTGCTGAATCAGCAAGTAAAGATTTCACATAACCATCACACAATGCAAGTGCAGGAACCAATGATTCTGTATCACCTAACCAACGTAATTTCTCGATGTTCTCAGCAATTGTTTTTGCCATTTCTCCCCAATAGAAATCCATGAAAGATGCAACAGTGAAATCACCATTTGAACCTTTTGTCATTTGTAATGATACGAATGACTGCTCCAATTGGAATTGACAGATCTCTGCCATAGCCGATAATCCACATACGTCAACTTCTACTGAAGCAAGTTCATCAACTGAAGCGTTCCACCCACAGTTCTCAGCTTGTAAAACTTGACCAAATGTTACGGTCGAAATTTTCGTTTTGAATTTTACACCTGGAAGTGTACGGTAGTTATCAACCGTTTCCTCATTTAAATACGCACGAGAATAGAATGCCTCGCTGTTTGCTTGTAATAATGCTGATGCATCAATGTCCAAGTCGAATCTTAATTTTCTGCTCATTTTGTTTTGTTGTTAATTGTTAGTTATTTGTGTTTAAAAATTTACTTACTGCACTGAATTTGTCATGCATTGACATCTTAGTTTTGTTATCGGTTGCTTCAACTTCATCTTCAGTTTCAGTGACTAATATTTCTTCCATTTGGTTGCGAAGGTCAGCGATCAATGCGATGATTGCTTTCTCTCTCTCCTCAAGAATTGGTGTAACGATTGCAAGGATTGCTTCAGCATCCAATGCAGGATCAATTGCCATTTCTTCCTCAACTGCATCTTCAACAATTGGAGCTTCTTCCTCAACAACTGTATCTTCGAGTGCCACTTCTTCAAGTGCAACCTCTTCCATTGCTTCCTCAGCAACCGGTGCATCCTTAATCTCAATGATTTCGCCATCTACAACAACGTAGATTTTGCCATCGATTAAGTGCTCCCCATCAGGTAATTTGTTCATGTTATATTTATTTAATTGATTACTTAATTTTAAACCAAGAAAACCCTCAATCGAGAATCCCACCTGGTCATTGGCAACCAATTCAGCATAATACTCTTTGTCAGTTATCTGAGCAGTCACCATCAATGTTCC